TTGTCGGACTCTGAGCCTTCATAGAGGCGTGACCAGGTGAGGCGTTTGATGCCCTGCTCGAAGTCGTAGATCGTAGCTTCTACGAGGGGAAGGCGGTCGGCTTTCTTCTGGGCTGCAAGCAGAGTGTCGGATAGGGTTCTCATTGTTCAAAGTTCAAGGTTCAAAGTCATCCCATAATAAAGCCGAAGGAACGTGTTACTGCTGCTGCCGCCGCGGTGGCATAACCTGATAGGAATACATCATTAGCAGTGGCATCAGTGGCATCAATCCAACATTCACAAATCAAACTGGCAGACTCAATAAAATGCCATACGTGGGAATCGCAAGTTCTTCCGCTAATATCATCGCCACTGCCATTCTTCCTTATGCTTGTTATATGACCCCCGTTATCGGTGGGATAGCTTTCAAAAAACCCGCCTATAGCACCTGCGGGCAAAGCATTCATATCTGTCCAGGCTGAAGTAGTGGCTATACTATAATCGGTGGCATTTGTAAGAAAGGTTGCCCCATCCGTGATATACCCATGCAGAAAGTGGTCAAGAGCAACATTAGTGATTTTAGCTTCACAAATCTGCGAAGCATCGCAGCCGATAATTACTCCAAAACATCTATGGTCTTTTGCTCTTGATACACGGTCATCCGTGCTTTCATTTTTGCGCATCCCCACATCATAATATGTGCTATTGCCTTTCTGCTCGAATATCAAGCCAACAGCATCGGGGCACTCGCTGGAACAATCAATATCTGTCCAGGCGCCCGTTGTTCCGAGTGATTTATTATAGGCATTGGTAAAGAAGGTTACGCCAGTGGTGGTATATCCAACAATATAAACCTGGCAGTAGCTGGTGTTTTCAATGTAGCATTCAAAGATGTGGTCGGCATCAACTCCAACAGCAGCATAACAGTGTCGGTTACGGTCAACATCATCGTGCCTGTCATCGGTGCTGCCATTCTTTCTTGCCCCAAAATTCCAAAGAGTGCCGGCAACATTGCTGTTCCAAAAGTAAAGCAACACACCTGTAACATCAGCACCAAGTCCTCCAATATAAGAATCTAAATCAACGTCAACCCAGGTTAGCGTAGAGCCTGGACTGCACTCAACAGGCGTTACCCAATGAAATGTTTGTCCCATTACTGAATCCTTATCTTTTCCTTAATCTCCACTTCAGCTAATCCCATACCCTTCCGTATATGATTAACTTCAATCAAAGTCTCGTTAATACCATCCTCACGCTCAGCCAGTTGCATTTCAGGCGTGAACTCATAATACAACCCATCGGCAATAGCCCAAGCTTCATAATCGCCCCACAATGCAGCTTTCGCTTCTCGATACTGCGCTTCTTCTTCTGAGGTAACACCGATGCTATGTTTCTTGTCATAGAAAGGTTTACTAAGAGCTTGAACGGCTTGCTCATACTCTTTGTCCTTCTGTCTTTTGGCAACAAGCTGCTCTGACGTAAGCAGGCTATCTTTCTTTTGCTTATATTCTGTTTCCATCGTTTCTCCTCTTTGCACCTTCGGTGCATTATGTCTTGGTGCATTTCAGGCTCAGTGTTACCCTTTCACACGTAGTACAGCTGTCCACATTGAAAGCTAATATATCGCCTGCGGCGATAGCTGTTGTCCAGCCTGTTAGTGTGGAATCCTGAGACTTCTGCGCCGATGATAATGTTGGCTTGGCTGAAGCGGTAATGGTATCGGCAACCGTAGGCGGGAAGTTAGCATAGGTGTCTTTCCAGATGTCTATGACTATGCTTCCGCTTTGGTCGGCGAGCAAGGTTGCCTGAGTGATGGTGCAGGCGAAGGGAATCTCAAGGTGTCCCTTCTGGCCTGTGGTGATAGCCGAGCCTCCGCCATCGATGATAAAGGTTAGAGTGATTACATTGCTCTGGTGAGCACTACCATCGGCTTTATGGTCGTAGGCCCAGTTGGAGGATATAGGGTCTGTGGTTGCTCCATTGACGGGGGTGTCGTCCACATCCGCCTGTCCTATAAGAGTATCATCGGAAACCTTGGCGTTAAGGTTAGCCTTGGTGTCGGCATTATGCTGTGCGCCTCCAAGATTATGAGCTTTAGGGGTATGATCCTGGACTTGAGCCTTGGTGCTGCCCTCCAGCTTCTCGGAGTTATCCACGATACCATCATCATCGGTATCATAGACGGATTTGAGCATATCGCCGCCACCGGTGGCGGTGAGTTCTTTCCATGCCGAGCCGTTGTAGATATACCATTTATGCTCATCGTCGCGGTAGAATAGCTGTCGTTCGACCGGAGAACCGGGGAAGCTGGTGTCATGAACGAGCTCGTGGCTCTCTTCGTCCAGCCACTCCGTCTTGGATAGTTCATTGCCTACATCAATATGTTGTATGCCTGATTTAGCCATTTCTAGCCTCCTCGTTCAAGGTTTAATGTTCGATGTCCTTTCCATGGGGTTTTTTGGTAATGAAGACGCTGCCGGCTATGATCATGATCAGGCCCCAGAACTCGTGATTGGCTGGGGTGAGGGTGAAGGGACCGTGGATGAGCTCGTCGAGCATTAGGCCTGCCCCAGCTCCTGCCATGGCGTAGCCGATGACCCTGTAATAATACTTGTTAAATGTAAACATCATTTTTGCCTTTGGCAAATTTATTTACAGGGTCCCTTTTGTCCGCCTGTTCGGCTTCCAGCGCCTGGGCCTGGGCTGCCTGGATTACCACCACCGCGGCCATCTCTTGGACCTCTTGCGCCTGTCGGTGGACCTGTTCCGTTATGTTTGGGCATTGTTTCCTCCTTTCTTCTCCTTGATGTGCTGGACTGTTCTGTCGCCGAACCACCAGAGGATGACGCCGCAGGCCAGGGCGATGAACCACTCCGGGGCGTCAATTCTTTCCACCACCACCTGGGCGATGACGGCGGCAAAGATGATGGTAACAACGGGTCTGGTGACGGCTCTGAACGTGTCTCCGATGTTCATTGCTAACAACAGCTATCAGTTTTCAGCTATCAGCTGTCAGCTGAATGCTGATTGCTGCTCCTTGCACTGAGAGGCGATTTTAGGCCCCTGTTTTTCTTTTTGCCACATATACCACACATTTCATTAGCTATCAGCCTTCAGCCTTCAGCTTAATACTGACCGCTGAGTGCTGACTGCTCCTCTATATCAGGGCTCCGAGGGTGTCGGGGACGGGCTTGTCGGCTTTTTGGTAATGTCGGGCTAAATGCCTGGCTGCCTGGATGATGTCCTCCTCTGATGCCTGGACCCTCTCGCCGCGGTAACCGCCCCGGCTGAGGGCTGCCACCGCTGCGGGCATGCGGTCCCAGTTGACCGTTCCTTCACTTCGTTCGAGGACAGGCTTCTCGATATCGATCCGGCCCTGGAGCGCTCGGAAGATGGCTTTGCTGTGGTGGGGAAGCTTCCAGGTCTCAGGATCCTCAGGGTCGCCCACGATGGCGAAGGCTTCCTTGGGGAGTCCCTCCTTGGGTTGCGGCTTTGCGGCAAATTCTTTGGTTTTGCTCATTATTCCCTCCGTTATTTAGGGATTAGGGACTAGGGACTAGTCCCCAGTCCCCAGCCCCTGGTCACACGGTAAACACTGCGATGACTACGGCATCCTTGGGGTTGCCTCCGGGGATGGCAACGATAACCTGTCTTCCTATTACCATATCGGCGGTGTCGATATTGCGTGCCACGCTGATGGTGTCGAAATATGTCGTGAGGGAGCCTGCTAGCTGGATCAGCTATCAGCTGACTGCTGACGGCTGAGTGCTGTCTACTCCTCCACATAGAGCTCCTTGGTGATGACCCGGCTGGTGATGGCTTTGAGCTTCTTCTCGTAGCGGGCGAGCCGCTGCTGGCCCCAGAGGCGGAAGTTAACGGTGGCGTGCCTGCCAGCGATGGTGGCTCTGTCCACGGTGTAGGCCGATGCCGATGTGGCTAAATATCCTGTGGCGCCCAGGACGATGATCTCCTCGAACTGCTGCGGGATGGTGGAGCTGCGGCAAGTCCAGGTGGCCGTGTTATCGTCCACGGTGCCTCCCGCCGTGGTGGGCCAGCTTGGCTCTGAGGCGTCCGATGTGCCTGCGGTGGTGCACTCGTACCAGAAGCCGTTCAGGGTGGTAGGGACGACGATGTCTCCCTTGACGTAGGCAGTGCTGGCTGCCCAGGCTGTGGCACCGAGAAGGGTATGCCGCTTGTGCCACCTGACACGGGCATCGTCTCCGTTGCCTTCATCGGTCATGTAGAGCTTATCAGCCCAGATCTCAAAACGCTGTAAGTTTTTGGGCGTATAGCTAATGGGGAACTCCACTGACTCTACGCTGAGCAGGTCGCTCAAGCTTGATATATCAAGCTCCTTATCGTCATCTGTGGTGGCGATATCGTCCTGCTGCTGCAAGGGATATGCCAGGGAGAACTCCCTGACCACCCTGTCGAT